TATTCAAGGATAAATATTACATCCAGAACGCTGATGTATATAAGTGCACTAGGGATAGCGGAACTCCTCTTAGTCATAATCTAAAGGACTTAGTAGGGTTGTATGTTGAGGTTGTACAGGGCTAGTCGTATCTACCCCCCCCTATATTTGGCTTGTGATAGGATACAAGTTATTTTTGGCATAATAAAATGACATTTGTAAATATATTTAAGTATGGCATCACAAAAATTCGGTTTCGTAACCGTCGACCCGGTATCAGGATCAGGAGATCAGGCGGTTAATTTCTCCGGTGAGAAACACACCGGTCGTCTTCAACGCACTATCAACCTTACGGTCACCACGAACGGCGGGGCTAAGAAGGCGTTGGTAGTTAATCAGGCAGCGGCTGCTGAGGTGGTAAGATCAGACAGCCCTAACGCTTCCGTACAAAAGACAGGCGGTAATGTTACCATCACCGGTAAGTCTAACAGTACTAAGCTTACGTTCGCGGTCACGCCGGCTGAGGAGAACGGGCTTACGTTACAGCTCCCGGCTAACTACACGGCGGCTGGAAAGACTACGGCTAACGGAGCGGTTATCGCCGACGATCCCGGAGCCGCTGGCGAGTTCGTTTGGAGCATCACGATCTCGGACGTACCGGCCAACGTCACGATCGAGGAACTGACAGCTACATTGAAGGTAACTGCCGCTGGTGGCCAGACAGCCAACGTGACGGTAACGCAAGCCGCTGGAGACTCTACTATCGAGCTTGACAAGGAGACTATTAACTTGGATGTAAATGGTACTCAACAGACGGTTAACGTAACATCTAATGACAGCTGGACTTGGGCGCAAGCAGCGACTAGGACCGTATTGAGAATGATGGGACGATAATCAGTTTCTTTTCGCTTACTCAGACCCCGATCGACTAAAGCCGGTTGGGGTTTATTTGTTTTGCTATCTTTGCAATAGAACAAAAATAATACAACTATGGCTAATGATTTGAATATTAATTGGAAGGACGGGGTAGGCGAGGTAACGGACCAGCCTCTGACCGTCAGCCCGGGGTCCGGGACCGGAAGCGCCCCCGTTTCCTTTGGCTCGGTGATGAACAACGGTCTTGATCGGACTCTTGAGCTGGAGATAACAACTCCAAAAGGTGTTAAGAAGACGCTCACGGTGAATCAGGAGGGATGCCGGCAGGCTTATATCACGAGCGACGGCAAACGATGGCTGACTAGCGACAATCGGGTGTATGGGGTTTTGAAAAGCGATGCTCCGTGCGAATGCATAGGTGATTGCCCTTGATATTTTGTTTTTACGAATTTTGTAATTACATTTGTGGCGCATGTCCACCACCATGCTTTTCGTCGCTAATTTATTATAAGGGATACCGGTCTGTGATGGGATCGGCATCCCTCTGTTTTTTAATATGGAGAAGATAAATGTTTTCGATGTCCAGGTTCCTGATGGGAGACAAATCCGTTGTATGTCGTATAATAAGGTTACTTATTTTGATCTTGACGATATATGTAAGTTATGTTTTGACTCATACGATCTACATGATGTGGCTGACACTAAGGTAATGAGTGAGTTCCTGCACCGAGAGGGTGGTCGTTATTGGACTACGATAGATGGCGTAAGGCAGTTGTATCGTAGGATTGAGTGTAAGATGTGTTTTGAGGTTATAGAAAAATTAAAGGGATTATGAGAGAAAAGAAATTTGATTTCGTGATATATCCGTTGGATTTGATTATCACGGTTGGATTAGATTATAAGACGTTGTGTGATCGTTTCGAGAATATGGAACCTGAACACGAGGGGAAATGGGGAGATGAAGATGATATGGATAAGGAGGCGTCTTTCGTGAATTTGGTAAGGGATAGGGACGATGATGATAAATTTGCCATACTTTGGAATTTTTCGAGCGACGATGATTTAATAATGAGAAATATATGTCACGAGTCATTCCATATAGCAATGAGCGTATGCCAATTTTGCAACATGTCTCTTGGATTTAAGGTTGGAGAGGATGAACACGCGGCGTATATAGCCGGCTTCGCTGGTGATTGCGTTAGTGAGTTCATCAATAGCAAGAATACGGATTAAGTCATAAATTCTATAAGGAATATAAGAATATCAGCCTCCGCTTATTTGTGGGGGCTTTTTGTTTATCTTTGTCAAAAACATGAAGTTATGTCGAGTTGCGTAATTAAAAGGAATAAGGAAGGTAAGATAACCCGTGTCTTGACTCCTTCCGGCGAGGTATCTACCTTGTTCGATAAGATAGCGGGTATAGCCGCCGTAAGTGACCTTAATAAGGCCGCTGAAGCTTATATGACTATTTATAACGATAAGTTCAGGTCCAAGTTTGGAGACTGGACGAGATCCGCACCAAGGAATAAGGAGGCGGCCAGATCCATAAGTGCCAGACTTAGCGCCAGCAAGTGGGGGCAACTTATGTCAGCCAAGGTCTTGTCCGCCATAAGCGATATGGATGCCCCGGCGTTGGCCAGAAGCCTTGGGAATAGCGACAATGTCGTGGCTTATCTTACCTCCGGAGAGGTAGGTGATGTCAATGATATGGCTGTGGTAGATACATCTACGGTACAGGAGGTGGATCTGGATTCCATAAACGAGGATAATATTGGCGATACGATACTGAAAGAGGCGTCATGGGATGATATAAGGGCTATCAGGGAGAATATAGATATTAAGGAGACAGCCCGTATGTTATGGAAGGCCGTGGAAAGCGCTTTTACCGGTCAACGACCTAATATCAGGGTGAAGGGCGGAAATATAGATGGGGAGATCATATTTTCTGGTAATGTCTTGCCGTTAAATGATATTGAAGATTATACGCCCCCATCTTCAAGATTGGTGTATGATTCCGGTGAGCCTCGCCTGTTCTTTAAATCGGATGACGGCAAGATATACGACTCTTACGCCAACGCCATAAAAGGCTCGTCCGGCGGGCGGATCGAGGCCGGGTTCTTGGCCGGCAGTGTCGAGGAGAGCGACGTCCCGTCCGGTACGGCTGATATCTCCTTTGGTTCGTCCTCCATAACCCTTAACAACAGCGAGTCATTCATACCGGTCCTTGGTATCAGCTCAGGCTCTAATATAAGCACTCGTGGAGGGTTTGTCAATTACCTTATCAAGAAAGGTCTGTTGAGCGGGGAGCGTATAAGGTTAGGGGATAGGTATTATCTTACCGGAGCCGGCAACTCTGATGGTCTTAAGATCTATAACGCTATGGACGCCTTGTCTAGACTAAGGAACAGGTTTGGTAGTATGTCTTCTGAGATGAACGTATTAGGCTCCATCGGTTTTGATACGGAGGTAAATAACGATCTTGATCTTATCACGACATCAGGGGAGAAGGTTACGGTAAGCAGATCAGAGATCAAGGGCATGTTAAGACAAGGTAAGTTCGAGGAACTTAATAATAAGTATGATGGGTTCATGGAGCTAGCCTTGTCGTTGATGATGGAGGATAACGCCTTGTACGGAAGTAATGTCCGTGGGGTTATTGAGAATGAGAAGGCGGAGGATCTTCAGAACAGGACTGATATCACCAACATCTTATCCACGTTAGGTATCCGTGTGATGGGTATGTCTGAGTATATGGATAAGTATAAGATGCGTAATGGTGTCGAGCCTTCGGCTAGGGCATTGTCCGATATGGCCAATGGGGTTATCGCCTTGGCTGAGGGAGCTACGGTAGAGGATCTTAATGAGGAGGTGGCTCACTTCTTGATCGATACTTATCGTAATCAGCAGGAGATTGACGAGGTTCTGGACTCTGTTGTCGACACGCCATTATGGAATCAATTCGCCGGTCGTTACTATGAGGTGTATGGGAAGGAATACCAAGGGGAGGAACTGGATCGGATGGTGAAGCGGGAGATCCTAGGTAAGACGTTGGCCCAGCGGTTCGTACCGGGCATGGAACAGGCGGTGGAGGATCTGGCCTCGTCCGAGGACGCCCAGCTCTCCTTGTTTGGCAGGATAATCCGGGCTATACGGAATTTCTTCTCTACTCAAAGATCAGACTTGAATAAGGTTCTTGATAGGATAAAGGAGTCGGCGTTAGCTGATGATCCAAGCGCATTTGACGTGCTTCTGTTAAAGGATAGCGACCATCTCATGTACTCATTATCGGATGTTGATGTGGCTAATAAGCTGATCAAGAACGGTAGGTCATTGGAAAGACTATATACCAGATTGCAGAGGATGAGGTCAAGCCAAAGCCAGAGGATCGGGGAAAGCATCTCCCTTCTACGTGATATAGGCGAGAAGGTAAGACAAGTCGGGGGTGAGCTAAATAAGAATAACAACCTATTATCCACCAATAGCGTCATAGCGACCGCCAAGGCTGAGGTGGAGTATTTGGTCACTGTCGCCAGCAGCTTACGTAAGAGCGGGAAAGGATTGGATTATGAGACGATGCAGGTTATCGATAACGTATATGGGGAGATCGTGCCACTTGTCAGGAACCTTCGTGGATTCGTCAATAATCAGGCGGCTGATTATTATGGCAGCAATAAGGTTGGCATGGTAGAGGATATGGATGATATATTACGTATGGCTGAGACATCCATGTCAGATATAAACGCCCTTAAAAGTGATCGTAACGAGGATTGGCTGGATGGACAGCTTCGGATGTTCAATATCCCGGAAAGGTACTGGAATGGGATAAAGAAGTTGGTGGATAACATCCATAAGGATATCAATGTCATGTCCCGGTTCTTTGGTACGCTGGAGCATAGTGGTAACGCTATTTTAGGTATGTTAGGTCAACGTCTAGCCAAGGCTCATAGTGAAGCCCATACCGAAGGTATATCCAATATCAATAAGATGACTAGGATGATGAAAGAGCGTGGATGGGGGATAAAGGATAATGAGGATCTTATACAGAAGATAAATGGGAAGAACTCGGATTACCTTGACTCGTCCCGTGATTTCGCCAAATACGATTTACTGCTCAGGACCGAGCAGGCTAAGGCTATTATCGATATATATGATCTTAAGAATGTTACGGGTAAGACCGAGAAACAACTTATCGACCTTCTTCTATCCGATAGAGGCCTTAAGGTGAAGACCCGTGACGACATAGTAGGATATGACGGGGATAAGCCTATCACTAAGGAGGTATATCATATATTCAAGCCTACCATCCAGAATTTCGATATCTCGGACATGACGTTCGAGGATCAGCAACGATATCTCGACGCGATAAATAGGTGGTTGGATGAGAACCGAGAGAAACCTATGGTGCAGGCTTATTACGATAAGATCGAGAAAGTCAATAAGAAGGTCGAGGAAAGACTGGGTCGTAGGGTATCGCAAGCCACGTCCGATTTCATGACCCGTATCCGCAGGAGCAGGTATGTGGCTATGGGTAAGTTCGTGAGGAACGGGAAGGTCGATTGGAAGGCGTTTCAATCCGATCCTATAGCTTGGAGATCTTATCTGGATATTTTACGTGATAGGGCTATAGCCAAGAGCGAGTGGTATTCCGATGGGACACCAAAGGAAGAGGGATCCGAGGCTCTGATGATGTCCGAGGAGATCAAGGCATGGGACGAGGCGTGGGCCGAGGAGTTCGGGAATACCAACGAGGGTCGTAAGGCTTCCGCGGAATTCAAGGAGATACTTCGTGGAATAGAGCGTTCCGAGGGCGGTAAGGCGGCGTTCGAGTTCCTGCTAGCTGGCGGTCATCTTGGTTTCTCTAAGGATATGTGGGGATCCGAGGAGGGTGATTATTACGAGAATCTGGTTGATAAGATCACGGAGCAATCTGTATCATCATCAAGGATAGAGAAGGTAGAGGAGGCGATGGCGACAATAAACGAAATCAATGACCAACTAAGGCCTTTGCTTATCCAGTACCGGGATAGCACGAGATACGGGGAATATGATTTCGATAGGTTACGTGGATCCGCCTCATTAAGAAAGATAAACGAGTTATATGATCGTCTGGCTGAGGCTAAGAGCGTCATTAATGCCGCCGCTTCCGCTGAGGCTATTGAGATGGATATGCCTGATACGGTGGAGAGTGGAGTCACGGATTCTTACCGTAACGCTTTAAGGGATGCCATGGCATACGACAAGGGTATGGATGAGATTAAATTCGCCAAGGAACATATGTCTGCCCGCTCCCGCAGCCAAGTGGAGCGGATGGCCTCCAAGCTATCCCGGAAGAACCCGTCATGGACAACCGTGGAGGTGGCGTTCTTTAGAAAGAAGTACGGTCCTGACTTCAACAATAAGCTGGCTAATGATATAGCTATGGGTAAGGCTAATAGTATACTTATCGAGTACGCCAGAACTCGGCTATATCCTTATATGAGAAAATACTCTCCCAAGGGATATTCTGATTTCGTTAGGAAGATAAATAACGGTACGTATAAGGTATCCGAGTTCTTTGATGCCATAGAAAATGGTATATCTAAGGAAGAGAGCGTATCCCGTTTCGGGTTTGATATTAATATGATCGATCTGACGATCAATAACCAGTGGCTTGATGAGGCTGACGCCGAGAGTTCTTTCCGTAATCCTAATTATAATCCCGATCTGGGTTATGGATATCATACGCCTAGGTTCGATAAGTACAAGAACGAGGCTTTCTTCAAGAAATACGGTATTACCAACGAAGGGGAGGAAGCTACGATCAATAAGGATAAGTGGGAGATGAGGAAGGAGCTGCTTAACATAAGCCGTAAGGCTATGGAGGATTATGATGAGCGATTCCGGAACATCTACCAAATACCACAGATATCCAAGGGCGGCGTGGAGAGGATGGTGCAGGCCGGGGTTGACCCGAAGGCGGCTATCGGCAACGCCGTACGTGATATCGTTGGCGAGAGGGTGGATGACCCTATACATGGTCAGGGACAAGACCTAGGAGGGCTTGATGAGAACGATAACAAATATCGTATGATCCCAAAATACTATCTTAGTAAGCTGGAGAACGCCAACGACGTGTCCCATGACTTCGCCTACTCCTATTCCATGTTATCCTTACAGGCTACCGCTTACAAGTATAAGAGGGCGGCCTTGGATGATGTCATGGGATACAGGAACATGATGCTGGAGACGCAATACGACGGCGGTAAGAACCCAGAGGCCACTCACGCCTATAGAATGTTTCAGGACTGGGTTAACGCCAGTATCTATGATGTTAGGATAAATAATAAGCGGGCAGAATGGAATATAGGTAATTATAAGGTCGATCTTAATAAGCTGGCTCTTATGTTTACCAAATTCGTATCCAAATCCAACTTAGGCTTCTCCCCGTTCGTCGCGGCTACCGGCGCCCTTACCGGGCAGGCCAACTTCCTTTTGGAGGGTATGGTAGGGCAGTATATAAGCAAGGACTCCATGAAATACGCCTATGGGGAAGCCCAGAAGCAGTTAAGTACGTACGTGTCGGAGATCGGGGATATAAACCGCACCAACAAGCTATATGTCGTTGGAGAGGCTCTAGGCGTGTTCAATGTCCGTAACCGTGTACGATCGGCAGCGTATAACAAAATCTGGAGAACCTTATTCCGGAACCTGCCGTTTAAGATGATGGAGGTTCTTAACTCCCCGTTGGATCCGCAGGTCATTATCTCGGTCATGGATGATACCCGCCTATACGAGGGTCAGTTCTGGTCATACTCCAATTTCAAGGAGATGATGATGAAAGACAGAAATATGTCCGCTAACGAGGCTAAACGCGATTGGGAGCGTTTAAGGGATTATTCTATGTGGAACATGGTAGATGTCAAGGACGGAAAGATCGTGGCTAAGAACGAGGCTAACAAGGATATTATAGACCGATATATACCCACCTTGTCCAGTAGGGTAAGGAGTATGGTGCAGATCTGTGACGGCGCCTTGAACGAGCAGAACCGGGTGGGGGCTAGCCGGAACGCTATCCTTAATATGGTGCTGCCTCACCGTGGATGGTTTATATTGGCCGTGCAGCGGGCGTATAAGAAAGCCGGTTTCAATTTCCAAACCAACCAGTTTGAGGAAGGATATATGAGAACGTTATGGAGACTGGCCGGTAATGTCTATGGATCGATGTCCGAGGGCAGGATGGGAGAGGCATATGACGTGCTTAAGGAAGAGTATGATAAGCTTACCCCCTACGAGCAGATCAATATCAAGAGATCGATTATCAACATGGCGGTATTCGCTACGATGATGGCCATAGGACGGGCTTTGATGGGATATAGGGAGGATAATGAGGATAGCTGGTTCGGGCAGTTCATTACCTACATCGGGTTCAGGACGATCAATGAGATCGCCTCCCAGACATCCCCGTTCATGGAGCTTAACGCCATAGACATGCTACAGGATCCGTTGGTCACCGCCCGGAAGTTAGGCGACCTCACCGATCCTCGAAACTGGGATCCGTTCGCTACCGTCCAGACCGGCGTATATAAGGGCGAGAGCAAACTATGGAGGCAGCTCATGAAGTTCTCGTTTGGTAAGCAATGGTATAATATCAAGACGGCTAGGGATATTAAGCAGACATCCGACTACTGGTTGATGACCAACGGCATGACGATGGGATTCTTCTTAGGAGGCAGGGATAAGGATGAGTCCGGGGAGGACGCTAATTGGTATTTTGACAGGGGAAGATAACTGATATAGTATGACAAAAAAAATAGCCAGTCAATTGTTTAAGACAATTTGATTGGCTATATTTGCATCATGAAACAATGAATGACGGGATCTCACTTCAAGGTCATTCAATGTGTAAGATATTTTTGGCTCATTAGGATTTGTCGAGGTGAGATCCGACATCTCCTTTTGGGCCTATTTTTATATTATGTGTAATATTGTTTTAAATGACGATTTGTCTATTAGATCGTATTTTGAGAAGGTTCTTGAGTTAGTTGAATCCGGAGAAGATTTTCCAGTTAATTTAGATGATGTTTGGCCTTTGATATACTCTGATAAAGGTAAGGCCGTTAGGGTTCTTACTGGTGATAATGGTTTTATCAAAAATATTGACTATAAGGTTTTTACCCAAAATGGCAAAAACCCGGTTGGCGGTAGACCTACGATCGTGTATATGATCTCCGTATCTTGCATGGAATATTTAATAGCGAGAAAAGAAAGAAGGGTATTTGATGTATATAGGAGTGTATTTCATGGCGCGGTAAACGCTTTGAATAAGGTGGAAAAATCCGTGGAGAAGAATCTTCCGCATAATTATATAGAAGCGTTAGAGGCGTTGTTGGCGTCCGAAAAAGAGAAGCAGGCGTTAGCTGAGGCCAAGAAAGTGATAGAGGAGGAGAAGAAGGTCGTTCAAGCTGAATTAAATACAGCTATAGATACTATAAAGGAGAATGAACCGGTAATTGATATGTTTAAAAGGTCTATTCCAAGAGAGGGTGTCCTTATCCGTGAATCATCAAAGTATTTTGAGCAATTTGGCTATTATATCGGGATTAAGAACATGTATCCGTTATTACAGGAATTAAAATATGTTTTTAGGAATGAGAGAGGTAGGATAGAAGCATATCAGTCCGCTCGTAATTATGGATTAGTTACATATGGGTCTGATCCCGGTGATGAATACTGGGAGGCTAAAGCCATGACCGTCATGATAACATTGAAAGGATTTGTTAAGCTAGAGGAGTTGTCAAGGAAGAAAAGAGATGTTTTTAAGAGATATGGACATTTCTATGATAATGTATGAGTATTGTAAGGATAGAGGCTTATAACCTCTATCCTTATTTATATACTACTCGTCCCATTGCTCCTAATAGCTCTTTATCATCCTGCTCCTTTACCTCTACATAATAATATCCCTTGAAACAAAATTTCTTTTGATCGGGATCTGACAAGAACTTTTTATATTCCTCGAATCCTTCATCTGAAAGATGATAAGCCTTTCTTTTTTGCTGAAGTAATTCATCTGATTCTAATATCTGTTTTTTAGTAGCCATAATAACGTCATTTTTTTATTTTACGATTTTTAGACGATGAGGTATTCTACCTACTCCACAAAGTTCCCCATTTTCTGATTTGACAATTTTTACTCCATCAATAGAATGATAGATGTTTTTTGTAGGATCATTCAAAAAATCTTTAAAACTTTCCAGTTCTTCATCTAATAAGAAAAATTCTTTCTTGCAAAGTTCAATGTCCATATAATGATTTTTTAAGGTTGTTATATATCTTGTAATAAATACTCTTCTATTTTCTTAGCCATATCAATAAGCATCTCACATCTAAGGTCGTTAAGATCCTTACAAAACCTCATGTCTTCCTCATGCTTTTCCTCAGGCGATCTGTTATCAATTACGCTGTAGCATGGTGACGAATACACGGGGATAGGTCTCATGGCCTCTATAGCCAATTTAATAGCCTTTTCACTGATCTCGCTCATATAATCCTCTTTTTGCACCCATATAATACCACTGTTAAAGCAATTTGGGTTTTCTAACTGGCAATTTCCATTGTCATAAAAACAACATCCTGTACAACATTCTTTCTCTATCTCTGAGACAGCCATGAATCTCTTCTCTTCATATATCATGGTATCTCCTTTTTTTTATCTTATTCCTCTTTGTATTCATCTTATCAAACTTTTATATTCTACTTTCTTTAACTGCTCTTCGGTAGCTTTCTTCTTCGGGAACTTCCCGTGCCATTTTCCGGGCACCACGACATCACGGCCGTCGGGGCTGGTAGCCAGCCTCCCGCATTCACTGCACAGCCCCATGCCCTTGTACGGCTGTAGTTCCTTGTCATACTCGAATTTGTCCACCATATACTCGTTTGTCAACATCCAATAACTAGACGTAGCGGTATTATCAACGCAACCGCATTTAGCGCATACAAACAGGCTCATAGTAAGTTCTTTTTTGCTTCATTAAACAACCGTTCTACTAGATTCTCAAATTCTCCATCAGGCATATCTATTATGTCTTTTATCTGCACTTGTATTCTTTCTTTTGCTAAAGAATAGCAATTACTATTGACAGAGTAACGAACTACAGTGCCGTTTACGAAAATAAAATCATCTGGTTTTAAATCAGTCGTATAGCCATTTTTAGAAAACATAGGGATATGATGTATATCATCTATTCTTGTTATAAAAGAATCATTATATTTGGCATATTTTCCAACAATCCATTTATACTTCTCCTTTAGGTCAACTTGTATCTTGCTCATTTCTTCTTTTAACTGTTTTTCCAGTTCTTCAATCTTATTCATATCCTATCTATTTTAATGTTATTGTTATTAAATCTGTTTATCATCTCATCAAAGAATTGACGGTCTATCTCCACAAGCAGGAAGCCCCCCC